ATCGTACCCCTTGCTCAGCGCTTCTTGCAGGTACGGCCGGGCCTTCTCGTCGCCGTACACGAAGCGGGCAACGAACTCCTTGGCGGTGATCGTGCGCGGGTTCTGGATGCTCAGATGGACCGGCATGATGTTGGCGCCGCTCATCGGGGCGCGGTAGAAGGTCGGCTCCCACGTGGGCTGGCGATTCTTCACCCGCATCCTCAAGCGCCGCCTCATCTTGTCCATCCAGGTGGGCGGAACCCAGGCGGGCGGGGGGTTGGACGGGTCCGCGTAGTCGACCTCGGTGTACTCCCCGGCGAACGTCTTGGCGACCTCTGGGTCAGTCGAGAAGAAGTGCCCCCACACCGAGGTGCGGTGGCCGCTGCTGTTCATCGCGTGCTTGCTGTCGAAGGCAGTGAAGTCGGCCTGGGTGCCGTGATACACCACCAGCGGCTTGCCGTCGGCGTCCACCACCTTGCTGTCTCCGAACCAGCGCTTAAACTCTGGCGTCTCGGTGACATCCCGCGCGCGGCTGCGCTGCACATCGCCCTGCTCGCGTTGCAGGTCGCGCAGCACGCTCTCGGCTGCCTGGATCTGGGCCTGCTCGCGCGGCACGCCGCGGCGCTCGTTGTCCTCGAGGTAGGCGAGCAGCGCATCCTGGTCGCGCTGACCCATCTTCGAGACCACTTCCATGCAGGCGGACAGCTTCAGCGTCATTGGAACTTTCTGTTATTTTTTCAGGCAAGCGAGCAGCTCGCGCATGGTGGCGATGCGCTCCTCGACGGAGCCGGATTGTGCTGCTTTGACAGGGGTGGGCGCAATCGCCTCCTGCGGCATGTCGGGGGCCAGGCCATCGGTCCACGTCCAGGCCGGCATCAGGCCGGTTTTCTGGTCGGCGAAGACCGTATCTTCGAGCTTGGCCGTGCGATTGCGTTCCCCGTACGGGCCGAAATTCAGCCAGCTGTTCTGGCCGCGCGTCTCGCTGGTGATCGCGCCAACCGCCGGGCCCGTGAACAGGCGCACGTGGGCCTGCCAGGCGTTCTCCTCGCCATCGGCGCGGAAGCCGGCACCCTCCAGGCCGTGGCCGAAGGCGTCGTGCACGGCGCGGAACAGGTCGTTGGCCGTGACCATGCGCTCCTGGCCAGCCTGGTCGGGCCAGCGCAGGCCGGTGTCGGCCAGCATCGGGTTGTCCGCGACGGCGCCCTGCGTGATGCCTTCGGTGCCGTAGCCGTCGTAGGTGCCGTAGACGGCCATGCGCTGGTTGGCGCGCAGGTCGCGCATCGCGTTCCAGGGGTTGCCCTGGTACGGATCGTTGGCCGCGTCGAAGAACGTGAAGACGTAGCCGGCGTCGACCAGCGCGTCGTACTGCTCGCGCACCTGGCGGATCAGGTCCGCGTAGGCCGCCCGGACCTTGGGGTCCTGCGGCGCGTGCGGCATGGCCTGGTAGGCGTCGGCGATGCGCGCGGCGCGCTCGGGGTCGACCTTGACGTACTCGCCCTGGCGGCGCAGCGCGATGCCGCGCCCGCGGGCGTAGCGCTCGGCTACTTCGACGAGGCGCGCGTCGGGGCCGGATGCGCCTTGAACAGCCGGCGCACCTTCAAGCGGCGCAAGGCTTCGGCTCTCATCCCGTCCGCTTCCGTCTCGGGCGGTGCTGCGCTGGGCGTCTGCGGCCTTTGCGCGCTCGGCTGCGAGCCGGTCGTCGCGGAGCTGCTCGAGTCGGCTTGCGGCGCGCCGCTCATGCTTTCCTTGAGTGTCTGGATCAAACGGCCCTGCTTTGCTGCCAGCGCCGGATCCTTGTTCTCCTGCTCCAGCATGATCGACTCGGCTGCGGAGAGAGTCGAGTTGCTCGCCGTATCCGGCTTGGCGGAGGGTGTCTTCATTGCGTTCCTCGTGAAGTTGGGTGCGGAAGTCCGGCGTCGAGCGGATCAGGTCGTCGGTGACGGCCTCATTATCCAGCAGTTCGCGGGCTCCCATGTCCTTGTCCTGCAGCTCGTACAGAGTCTTGGCCCAGGACCAGATAGTTTCCTGCACCTCAGCCGGCGTCCACTCCTCGCCGGTGAGCTCTTCCAGGCGCGCCGCCGCCTGGCGGACGCGGGCGTTCATGGCTAGGTAGCCCGGGCCCTTGCCCGGGTCGGTGCCGGCCACGTTCAGGCTGCCGCCGAAGATCTGCTGGTCGACCGCGGAGTAGTTGGCCATCCAGGCGTCGTTGGTCACCTCGCTGGCCACGCCGCGCAGGTTCAGCATGAAGCTGTTCACCTTCGGGCCGGACAGCACCACGGTCTCCGGATCCGGCGAGCTCAGGGCGCGCACCGAGTTGGGCACCCAGGCCGGCAGCACGCTGTCGGTGAGCTTGTTGCCCTCGACGCTGCGGCCCATGATCTCGAAGATCTCGCCCTTGCTGACCGGGCGGCCGGCGCGCGTCCAGTTCTTCCACGTCTGCAGCGCGTTGCGCAGGTTCGTCTCGACCGACGTCTGCGGGCTCATGGCCGCCAGCAGCGCGGCGAAGCGCGGCGCGTCCGGACCGAACACGTGCACCAGCGCCTTTGCGCTCTCGGCATACCAGCCACGCTTGGCGCGGCCGGCGTGCGCGATCGCGGCCATCTCGTTGGCCGACGGCATGCTCTTGAACAGCTCCACCATCTTGGTGGCGGTGTCCACGCGCAGCTTGGCGCGCTCGGTCGGCGTGAGGAAGCGCAGCACCGGCTTGGCGATCTCGGCCACCTCAGGGCGCAGCTTCTGGCGTGCCGTGCTGCGCGTGATGTCGGCCTCGCCGATGCGGTAGTTGCCGTCGTTGCCGATCGCGGACTTGATCTGCGTGGGCTTGAAGGCAACCCAGACATCGGCGCTGGTTTCCTCGCCCTGCGGCTGCGACGGGTCGCCCTTGATCAGGACGCCGTCGTAGGTCTCTCCGAAGATGCGCTGCAGGATGCCAGGCTTGCGCAGGGCCAGTAGATCGCGACCGACCTCTCCACCGTCACCATAGCCGGCGGCGATGATGGCGTTGCGGAAGTGCTCCGCGCTCATCACCTTGGGTCGTCCGATGCTCAGGTAGACCGGCATGATGTTGCCGCCGGCGCGCGGCCGCCACCCCTGCAGGCGACCGCGTTCGTCCACAGGGAAGTACCCGGTGAACGACATCGCGACATCCGGGTCGGCGCTGAAGTAGAAGCCCAGCTTGGCGGTGGCATGCTCCGTGCTCTCGCCCAGCTTCTTCTCGTCGAACTCGCTGAAGTCAGCGTTCGTGCCGTGGTAGACGACCAGCGGGTTGCCGTCAGCGTCGCGCACCTTGCTGCCCTCGAACCACTGGTCGAAGCCGTCGGTGTTCGTGTTGCGCGCGGTGGACAGACGGATCGACGACCCGATGCGATCGAGCTCCTCGTTGGCCTGCGCGGCGCTGTCGGCGGGGACCGTGAGCGTGCCGGCGCGCAGCTTGGCGCCCGGGATGCGCGACACGTCGATCGCGTCGATCTCCTTGGACATCAGGCCGACACGCTTCGGCTCCTGCGATTCATCCTTCGGCGCCGCCTTGGCGCTCTCCGGCGTGCCGATGAACTTCACCGGCACCGACGTGTGCTTCGGCCCCAGCAGGACGACAGCGCCCTGCTTGGTGGTGAACTCGCGGTTGATGTAGCCGTCGAAGCCGGCGTCGACGACGGCCTTCTCGAAGCCGTTCATGCCGCCGGAGGACTTCACCAGGCGCGTGGCCGGGTCGTAGATGTTGTTCAGGCGCACTTCGTGCGCGAACGGGCCGACGCCAGCCTCCGGCGTGATGCCGTGGCCCTGGTCGACGTAGAAGTAGATCCGGTCGCGCAGGCGCTTGTCGTCGGCCTGGCTGACGCGCTCGCGCTCGCCGCCCTTCAGCCCGCGGCCGTAGGCCTGGGCGGAGAGGTGGGTGCGGGGGCTGGTGCCGTAGTGGCGGCCAACGACGGAGACCGCGCCGGCGCGCGGCGTGCCGTACGACGGAGTCTCGCCAGATGCGCCAGCATCGAGCGGTCCCAGTCCACTTGCGGAATCGTCATCCGGCGATTTTTCGCGCGCGGCAGAGCGGGTGATGTCGGACGACTTCCCGTCGTACGCATCGCGGAAGGCCGACCCCGCATCGGTCTGGTACTTGCTGCGCTGGACCTCGTAGCCGGCGCTGCGCGCCTGGTTGTACAGTGCCGTGGCGATGCCCTTGCGCTGGTGCGCCTTGGCGACCTTGACCTCGCGGACCTCGGCGGTCTTGCCGTCCTCGGCCACCGCCAGGTCCAGATAGCCCACGACCTTTCCGTCCACCTTGGCGCGGAACGTCGTGTCGCGCGGCGAGGGCGGCGTGGTCATGTCCAGCAGCTGCTGGTCGGCATCCGACCGTTTCACCCGGCCGCTGGTCTGGTCGATCTCGAGGCCAGGCGCGCGCGCCGTCGAGCGCGACAGCTCCTGCGTGGTCTTTGCCACCTGCGACTGCAGCGCCGCCAGGCGCACGCCGCGGCTTGCGGCGTACTGCGCCATGGCAGTGCGCATTGCCGCGCGCACGGCATCCACGTCCTGCACGAACTTGTCGGCCGCGAACTTCTGCCCGCGGATCGCGGCGGCCACACGCGCCACCATCTGCTGCACCTGGGCCACCAGGCGCGCGATGATCGACGTGGCCTGCTCGCCGTTGTCCTTGGCGATCTGGGCCATCACCTGGTTCCAGAACTTCGGATCGGTGAACGCGTTGCCACCCAGGTCTGAGACCAGCTCCTCGAGCTCACCGCCCAGACCTTCGCTCAGCGGAGCGTTGGTGTTGGTGGCCTTGCGGTCAGGATGGTAGTCGTCGCGGAACATCTTGGGCGTGTTCTCGCCCATCTGCGCACGCACGACCTTGGCCACGGCGGCCCAGGCTTCGGGCGACTCGCGGCGGATCATGTGCCACATCTCGTGGCCCAGCACGGCCAGCGGGTTGATGCCGCTGGTGGACGTGCCGATGAAGATCGTGCTGGTGTCGCCAGGCAGCACGAAGCCGTCGCCCAGCGAGATGTCGTCGAAGAAGATGACCTGCTTGCCGAACGCGCCGGCAATCGCCTGCAGCAGCTGCGCGTGCGGCTTCGACAGCTTCACGCGGCCGCGCGTGTCGCGCGCCGTGGACTCGCCATCGATCTCGGTGATGTCGACGACCGGCACCGAGCGCGGGACGCCCTCGACCTGGACGGTTACATGGGACCGCTGGCGCTCATCTGCCACAGGTGCAGCCGGCGCATCGCGTCGTTCAGCTGCGCCGGCATCGGCACCAGCTCCATCCCCAGCATCGCTCCGCGCGTCTCGTGCGCGTCGATCGTCCACGCCTCCTGCAGGCTGATCACCCCGGCCTCCATCGCCTTCTGCAGGAACTGCATCTGCACCTTGTCGAGCTGCGCCACTGAGATCTCCCACGGCCTTCTGCGTGGCCGCCTTGTCGTGCACCCAGGTGCGGAACTGCTCGGGCTCCATCTCGGTGATGGCGCCCAGGCCCTTCCAGCCCGGCTCGTAGTTGGCCAGGTAGGCCTCGCGCGCAGCCTGCTCGTCGCGGGCGCGCAGCATCACCTTGTGCTCATCGAACTTGCCGGTCGCTGGATTGACCTGGTCGATGACGAAGATGCGGTTGCCGTTGCCGACAATGAAGGCGTCGACGCGGTCGCCGTCGGCACCCAGCGTGTCGTCGATGTCGCCGTAGGCGTGCTTGAGCAGCGTGCGCCACTTCGGCGGCGTGTTCTTGCGGTCGAAGCGTTCGGTGCCTTTGGCGTGTTCGGCGATGAACGTCACGCCCGGGTACAGCGTGACCGGCTCGCCCTTGCGGTAGTTCTCAGCCTCGACCTGCGCGTTGCTGGCGCTGTCGCCGGTGGCGCGGCTGGTCTTCTCGTGGATGTGGTCGGCGACTTCCTTGCGCGCGAGCTGCGCGTCGGCGGCCCCCTCGAGCTTGAAGTCGCGCTTGCCGTCGGTGAGGAAGAAGTCGGCGCCGCGCTTCTCGACGCGGTTCAGGCCCAGCTCGATCACCTGGCGCAGCGTGGCGCGGCGCTTGCGGAAGACGGCGGGGCTTTCTCGTTTCGCGAATCCAGAATTTTCCTGGCCGCTATGCGCCGCATCACCGCGCTCCTGCGGTGCGACCTTCTCCGTGACGGTGACGCCCGCGTCGTTCGTGGTCTCGCGGCCCGCCGAGCGGAGCACGTCCAGGCGCATCTTGTCGGTAGACGAGAGCATGGCCGGCGCATGCGCGGCGTTGGACAGGATGGCCATGTCCTCGGCCGAATAGTGCTGGCGCGCGGCGCGCAGCACGGCGACCTGCTCCGCATTGCGCAGGGCGGCCACGGCCTTCATGGCCTCGATCACCTTGGCCGCGGGCGGCTTCTCGGCCGGCTTGGCGGCGGTGGCGGCCGCCACCTTCTCCAGGGCCTCCCGGCCACGCTGGCGGGCCTGCGCAGTGCGCTCCTGGGCGGCCATGCGCGAATCGCTGCGCGCACGGTTCTCGTCGGCCTGGCTGGTGTCGGCCGGTTTGCTTTGCACAGCGCTCTCGCGCGGAGCCTTGTCCAGCGCGATGCCGGTGGCCTGCGTGAGCTTCTGATCCATCGACGGCTGCGGCGCCAGGCTCTCGTCGATGCGGTCGTACGGCTTGCCCAGGCCAGCCTCGGCCACGATCTGAGCTTCCTGCGGAGACGCGACGCCGCCGCGCTCCTCGATGTTCTTCATCGCGCGGGTGACGATCACCTGGCGCGGATCATCCTCGGCCTTGCGCGCAGCCTGCTTGCCGGCCAGCGCGGCACCTTCCAGGCGCTGCTGCTCGGCGGGCTGGATCGGGGCCGGGCCCGGCTCGGCGGCGGCCGTCGGCTGCGCCGGTGCGTTCAGGCGCACCTCGCGGTTGGTCTGCGCCTGGGCTTCGATCTGCGCGCGCTCGGCGCTCGTGCCGGCGGCGTTCTTCTCAGCCTGCAGCTGGGCATCGCGGTCGGCGGCGGTGCGCTTCGTTGCGAGATCCGGTGCTGGTTTCTGCTCGCGACCTTCTGTTTGCGTGCCACCAAATTGTTCGATGCCGCTTGCGACTTGCGGTGCGGGATTGACGCCGGCCCAGGCCAGGGCCTGCTCCAGGCGATTGACCGCCTGCTCGCGCTGGGCCAGCTTGGTGGATGCGCTCTTGGCGATGGCCAGGTCGCGCAGGACGTCCTTGGCATTGACCGGGCTGTCCTCGGCGCGCAGTGCGTCCAGGGCGCCTTGCTGGCGGATGGTCGCCTCGAGCTGCTGGACCTGCGCAGCCAGCGGGTCCTTGGCGGCCTCGGCTTCCGCGGCAGCCTGCTGCTCGCCGGCCTGCTGCTCGGCAGCCAGCGCCGCCTGCGCGGCCGGGCCAGTGTTGCCGGCGATGGCTGCCTTGGACAGCGGGCCGCCGGCCGCGGCGGAAGCCTCCAGGGCCTGCAGCTGGGGGGATTTGACCGGGGCCTTCGATGCGGCACCCACGGCGCCGCCGATGCCACCACCCACGATGGCGCCCCCAGCGAAGTCGCCCAGCGTGTCGCGCGTGACGTTGTCGCCCGCGGACTTGCCCAGGCCGATGTTCTCGCCGGCGTTCTGGCCCACCTTCTCGGCCAGCTCCTGGCCGCCCTCGATGGCATGACCGCCCGCGGCGCCGACGCCCGCGCGCACCAGGCGCGAATCGGACAGCCCGCCCAGGACGCGCATCACGCCCCGCTTCATCAGGATGTCCTCGAGGATCTTGGCGTTGAACGCGCCACCGGCTGCGCCAGCGATCGACGACAGCGCGCCGGCCCACTGCCCGGCGGAGTTGACCACCGCGGCCCGCGCCTGGCTCTCGTCGCCGCTCTTGGAGAACTCCTGGGCGTACGCCGGCACCTGCATCAGCTGCTCGTGCGTCATGCCCTGCACGGCCTGGGCGGCGGTGCCGCGCACCTCTTGCGCCGCGGAGCCTCCGGTCATGGCGGCTTCGCTGGCGGCGCCCGTGGCCTTGGTGGCCAGCGAGGCTGCGCGCGCGGCCTGCGTGGCCTGCGCGACCGCCTGCGTGGCCTCGGCGATCTTCGCCGCATCACCGGCGGCCTGCGCCGCCTGCAGCACCTTGGTGGCTGCCTGAACCTTCTGCACCGCGGCGGCTTCGCCCAGGCCCGGAATCAGGGTGGTGACCAGCATCGGCAGCAGCGAGCCGAAACCGTTGGCGCCAGCCATGAGCCAGCCGCCGGCGGACTCCGGGCCCTTCCAGGTCGACGGATCCAGCAGGTCGCCCTGGAACTGGTCGGCGCGCGCGGCCTTGCCACCGGCGGACATCGTCGAGCGCACGGCATCGGCGGCCGGGGACAGCAGGTTCTTGCCTTCGTAGTCCTGCGACTCGGTGACTTTGTTGGCCACCGCGGCGCCGATCTCGCCAGCGGCCTGGCCGATCGAGCCGGTCGCGTCGATCGCGGAGGCGGCTACTTCGCGGAAGAAGTCGCCCACGCCCGGGCCGACAAGCGGGCTGCCCATCTCGGCGTACTGCGTGTCGTTCGGCTTGTAGTAGTCCTTGCCCCGCGCCTGGTCCGGCGCGCCGGCGGCGGCCTGCTCCGAGGAGGTGATCCCCATGCGCTTGAGGATGGACGGCACGTACGCGCGGGTCTCGGCCGGCAGGTACTTCAGCCACTCGGACGGTTCACCCTTTTCCTTGGCCATGTCCAGCGCGCGGCGCAGCGCGCCCGGGCCGGCGTTGTAGGCGGCCAGCGCGTGGCCGATGTCGCCGAAGTCCTCGACCTGCTTGTTGAAGTACGCCTTGCCCAGTGCCTTGTTGTATTCGGCATCGGTGCGGTAGCGCACGTCGTCCCACGGCAGGCCGGCCAGCTTGGCGGCCTCGGGTGCCGTGTCGGGCATGACTTGGGCGATGCCGATCGCCCCCTTGTTGCTCGTGACCGGCTTGCCGCTCTTGTCGAACTGCTTGTTGCCGGACTCCTGCCACAGCAGCTTCTCGAACACGCCGTCCGAGCTCGCGCCTCCGCCAGCGGGCGACGCCGCGGTGGTTGTTGCCAGGCCAGGGACGTCGTCGGCGGTGAAGGACAGGAGCGAGTCGGTCATCAGATCTGTTGTTCGAAGGTCTTCAGCTTGGCCGCGACGGAGGCGGGGAGGGAGCCGCGGATCGCGTCGTACTTGCGCACCAGCTCGAGCGGCGGCATGGACTTGGCATCGCGCTCGAAGGTCGCCTCGGTCTCTGCGGCGCGGCGATCCTGCTCGGCCTGCGAGGCAGCTTGCGCTGCGCGCGTTTGCTCGAGGCTGGGGCGGCGTCCCTGGCTGGGACGGGCCGGGCCATCGGGCGGTCGGTAGGACGAGGCGGCGGAGAGGCCGCCGGCGGTGAACGGCTTGCGTTCTGCCGGCGGCTTGGCCGCGGCGGGGGCGGGGATGTAACTATGCACGAGATCGAGGCTGTTGCCTAGTGCCTTGATCTTCGCGTCGCGCGCGGCGTTGATGCGGCGCTCGACCTCCGCAGCCTGCTCCGGCGGCTTGCCGGCGACCTGCTCGGCGAGGACCTTGGCGGCCTGGTCGCGGATGCTGGTCTCCAGGGCGCCGCGCTTGACGCCGCTCTGGTCGGAGGCAGCCGCGCGCAGGGCCTCGGCTTCCGCCGGCGGGCGCTGCTGCAGCATCGTCTCGGTCATCGAGCGCATGGCGGCGCGCCGGGTGTTGCGCTGCTCCTCCGGCGACATGCTGGCCAGCTTGTCCTTGGGGATGCCCAGATACTCCAGCGGCAGCTGCTCGAGCGCGTTCATGTGGTTGGCCACGCCGCGCTGGAACACGATGCGGCCGGTGGCGGCGCCGGTGTTGGCGATGATGTCCACGCTGCCCGTGTTCGGGTCGATCGCCGGCTTGAGCTTGCTCGGGTCGCGCGCCACCTCGATGGCCACGCGCGCGGCGATGGCCGGCGGGATCGTCGGGTTCTGCGTGGCGATGCGCGCCACGTGCTCCTCGGCGTACGCCTTCTGGTCGATGGTGAGCTTGTCCTCGGTGTCCTTGATGGCGTCGGCCAGGGCGCTCTTGGAATCCTGCACCGGGTCGCCCGTCGGGCCCTTGCCCCTGGCGCCACCGGCGCCAGCTCCGGCCCCGCCGCCACCCAGGCGCACCGGCAGCATCTCCGGCGTGCCGTCCGGGTTGTAGCGGCCGGTGAACTCGAGCTTGTTGTCGTTGCGCGCGTCCACGTGGCCCGTACGCCGGTTGACCGCCACGCTGCCAGCCGGCAGGATCGTGTGCGGGTTCTTCGCGATCTCTTCCTGCACCTTGGCGGCGGTCTCGGCGCGCGTCTGCTGCAGCTTGGCGAAGGTGGCCGGATCGGCCATCGACTGCAGGCCGACGAGGAACTCGTCCTTGTTCTTGTACGTGCGCGTGCCGCTCGTGCCATCGCGGTTGGTGATGCCGACCTGGATCTGCCCAGAGCCTTCGTCGTACGTGACGTTGCCCACCTTGAAGGGCATGTTCGAGTTGTTCCAGATGCCGGCCGCCTGCTCGGCGAGCTGGCCGCCGGTCAAGCTCGGCGCCGAGGCGATCAGGCTCTGGAACTGCTGCGCCGAGCGCGTGTACATGTGCTGATCGGCGGCCTGGTGGTCCTTCAGCCACCCTTCCATGTCGCCGGCCTTGCGCTTGGCGGCGGCCGCCTGGCGCAGCTGCACATCCAGCGGGATGTCGCGCGTCACGTTCGCATCGAGCGAGGCGCCAGAAGGATTGCCGTCGTCGTCGACCTGCGGCGCGGCGGCGTTCTTCAGGTTCACCGTCTCGGTCGTGGGGATCGCTGCGATCTCCGAGCGGAGCGTGTCCTTGCGCGCCCAGTCGGCGCGCTGCTGGTTGCGCGCCTCTTCCTGGAATGCGCGGTCCTTGCCGAGCTGGGTGCGGTCTTCGGCGGAGCGCTCGCGATCGGTCTGCTCGTCACGGCCACGTTGGAATCCGAGTGCGGCGCTGATGCCGCCGGCGGCGTTAAAGGGCATGTTTCTTCTTTCAGGTCAGGCGCCGAAGGGATCGTCGAAGCCGATGTCGGATCCGAAGCTGCCACCGCCTGGTGCGGTGGAGCCGCCGGCCGGGGAGCTGGAGCTGGGACTGTTGATCCACTTCTCGATGGGGCTGGCCAGGCCGCCCACGACCTTGCCGAAGCCGGCCGCGGTGGCATTGCCTTGCTGGATGCCGAACTGGCCATTGGCGCGCAGGCCGCTGGCCGAGCTCAGGAGGCCGTTCTGCGCCTGCGCCGGCAGACCCTTGCCCAGGCTCAGGGCGTCGGTGCGCGCGGCGCGGCCGGTGTTCACCACGTTCTGGCGGGCCACGTTCTGGCCGGCAGCAGAGGATGCCGCCTCTGCCAGGTTCAGCTTGGCCTGCTCCTGCGTTCGGCCCTGGCCGGACAGACCGCCAGGCGTCTCGTTCAGGCGCTCGCGCGCGCCGGCGAAGGTGCCGGCGACGTCAGCCGCGGACTGCTGCGCCGCCTTGTTCTGGCTGGCGATCGAGCCCATGCCTTGGGCTTCGGAGACGTACCCCTCCTCGAGGGGGAGATACATCGACTTGTAGCGGTCCCACTGGTCGCGCGAGATCTCCGCGGCAGCCTTGTCGGCCTCGCTGGCCTGCTGCATCTGCTGCTGGCCGCCACCGCCTCCACCGCTGTCGCTCAGCATGGCGCCGCCGATCACGCTGACCGCGGCGCCTCCGATTGCACCCCAGGTCATGCGGCCTCCAGCATCAGGTTCTTCGGGGCCGCCAGGGCCTCGAACTCGTCATAGCTCTTGGCGATGATCTCGCTCTCCAGCAGTTTCATGTCGGCCTCGTTCTCGGGGTCGTAGTTGTTCGGGTTTAGGTGGAACGTCGTCCACAAGGTGTTCTCGAGGGCGACGACGACACGCTTGGTGCCGGGCTCGGAGGTGAAGGTGTGCGGCCCGCGGATTTCCATGGGGCCGAACTCGGTCATCACGCGCACATGGCCGAACGAGATCTGGTTCAGGTGCGCGTGCTTGTGGATCTTGCCGATGATGAGCCCGAACTGCGGGATCAGCATCTGCCGGCCGATCATCCCCGGGGCCTTGAAGTGCCGCACCGGGAAGTCGCCGCACAGCGGATCGAAGCGGCCGTCCTCGCGCATCGCCTGCTCCAGTCGCAGGATCATCTCGCGCACCATGACGGGGTTGGTGATGGCGCCGTCCATCATCGCGATCAGGCTGGCGCGCGCGCTCAGCGTGGGCGGGCTCGGCTGGAAGCCGATGGCGGGAAGCAGGGTGCTCTGGAGCGCTTCGATCATTTCAGTCCTCGGCGCTCACGCGCGCGAGATTCTAGAGGAAGCGCAACGAAATGTTTAGCCCCCGTGCAAAAGTTGGATGCCGCCGATCCGGAAAGGTTCGTCCCGATCACGGCAGGTTCGCGCCTTCGACGATGAATACGTTGGCAGGGTAGGAGGTTCCCTGCGCGTGCTCGATCGGCTCGCCGGGATTCGAGTACTCGTAGCGCTGGGCGGTGAAGATCGCGCCGCGGATCGTGGTTGCGTCCGTGCGGTTCAGTGCGCCCATGGATCGGCGCACCGCCCACCGGTTGATGGAGACGAATTCGTCGGTGATGTAGTCGGTCGACGGCAGCCCGACCGCCACGGGACGGGTGAGCGGCGGGATCGCCTGGACAGAGGAGTCGTCCAGCGAGTGGAACGAGCGGGCGAACAGCGGGTTGTCGCGCGTCAGGTCCCAGGCCAGCGCGCCGGTCTTGTCGAAGATGGCCAGGCCGTAGCGGCCAGCGATCGTGGGTGCCAGGCCGTAGCCCCAGATGTCGAGCTGGTATTCGACCTGGTCGATGTTTCGGATGTCCGGCGTGTCGCCGCAGTGCACCTTCACGTCCCACTGGCCGGCGCCCACCGAGGTCACGCTCAAGACGCTGACCTTCTTGTTCAGAGGCAAGTCCAGCGCGATCACCGGCGGGTGGGGGCAGGTCAGGCGGTAGACCGAGTAGCCGCACACGCGGCCCGGATCGATGCCGGCGGAGTTGCCCGATGGCTGCACCACGGCGCCCTGCAGCACGCCCTTGCCGATGCAGTACAGGCCGCGCGCGTCCGAGCTCAGGACCAGCTCGTTGCCTGGATTGCGGATGGAGATGCCGTAGGTCATTTGGCGAAGAGGGCGAGCACCTGCCCATCCATGCCGGGGCCGATGGTGAACTGCAGGTAACCGAGCACGCTGTTGGTGGTGTAGCTGAGGACGCCGGCGCCAGAGCAGTTGATGGCGATGCCGGTTGCTCCCGTGATGTCCGGGAACGTGATCACCTGCCCCGAGCTCACCTGGTAGACGCCCAGGCACACGCCGCCGGTGGCCTGCGTGGAGTCGAAGGCGATGGCGCCATTGGGGCGGAAGATCTGGATCCCGTAGGCCATATCAAGCCTGCAGGTCGCCCAGTTGCACGCGCTTGACGTTGGCCTCGTCGAACACCTTGATGGCGTTGGTCACCATCTCGATGCGGCCGCCCGCGGAGGCGCCGCTGTTCATGGTGTCCGAGAGCGCGCGCACGGTCAGCTGGCCGGCGGTGAGCTTGCCGATGAAGGCGTTCTTGATGTACGTGCCGGGCTGGTACGTCACGCCGCCGACGGTGGTCGGAGCGGTGACGACCATGAATGGCGTGGTCAGGTCCGCCAGCTGCGCAGCAACGCTCGGCGTGCTGGCTGTGGCCGCGATGGCGAACTTGTCGGCGCGCACGATGAAGTCGATCGTCGGCCCCTGCGCGCTACCGGCGCCGCTGGTGGCTGCCAGGCCGAAGCCGCCGACGATCGTCTGGCCGCCGCTGGAGACCTGCGCGCGCACGGTGTACAGCGCGTTCAGGGTCGAGTCGGTGTTGTTGGCGTACGTGCGCGTCTCCTGCAGGATGGAGGCGGAGTTCACGTTGCCGGTGTTCGGGTCGGTCACCGCGGCGATGACCTGGTTCCACTTCGTGGCCGTGGCGGCCGACGGGTTGGTGGTGGCCAGAACGCCGTCGCTGATGACCGCGGTCGAGCCGCCGACCAGCGACCAGATCTTGTTGATCGCCGAGGCCAGCGACGTGGTCTCCGTCGTGCGGCGCTCGGCCTCCGCGGTCATGCCGGCCTGGGCCTCGGCGAAGGCGCCGTCCAGGTGTGCACGCACCGCGTTGATGTCGTCGACGCTCACCTGCTGCTCGAGCAGCTGGAAGACGATCGAGGACCGGATGGCCTGGGTCAGCGTCTCGAGCGAGCCAGTCGGGCCTGGCGCCGCGCCGTTGCCGCCGGTGACACCGCCGCTGGCGATGCCGGCAACCACGTTGCCCACCATCTGGTTGAACTCGCCCGAGGAGATGAAGCGGTTGTCGCCGTTGCTGCGCTCATCCAGCACCGCAGCCAGGCGGTCGAGGTACTTGCGCACGTGCGGGTCCGTGATCCCGCTTGTCGGCAGCAGGCCCAGGGGCTCAAGCAACATGCTGCAGCTCCGACATCGAGCGCGCGATCTTCAGCTCGGAGACCACGGCCGTGCCCTGCAGGCGCACCGACCAGCGGCGGCCCTTGATGGGCGGGATGCGGAAGTAGCCGTCGGCCTGCACGCGGCTGTCGATCTGCACGCCATCGCAGTAGAAGGTCACCGTCACCGGCGCCGAGCAGCGGATCAGCGCGGCACCCCAGGAGATCGGCTGCTGGTAGATGTGCTCGCGGCTCCACCAGTCGTAGCTCTGCGCGGCGCCGGCCTGGTACTTGTAGACGTTCGCGCCCACCGAGTAGTACAGCGCGTCGTTCACCGGCACCTGGAAGGTGGCGTCGATGCGCATGTTCGTGCGCGAGAGATTGCCGATGTTCTCGTCCAGGCGCAGCACGAAGCCCAGTGCCTGGGTGTGCGAGGTGGCGATCAGCGAGCCGTCGAAGTAGGCGAAGCGGATGCTGGCGTCGTTCAGGATCGAGCCGAACAGGTTGCGCCAGTCCTTGCGCGTGAACAGCTTCTCGCTCACACCCATGGTGCCCATCGAGCCGGTGACCATTGGCAGGCCGTCGTTGGAGGCGAAGATCACGCCGCCCTCGACCTTGGCCATGCTGCGCTGCGCGATGCCCTGCTGCGGCAGGTCGATCGGGTCGGCGCCGCGCTTGATCTGCGCGGGCGACATGCCGGCGCAGAAGTAGACGCCGTCAGCGCAGGTGACCAGCAGGCCGCCCTGCATGGCGAAGACGCCGCGCACGTTGCTGGTGAACAGGATGGTGTACGGGTAGGCGTGCGGCGTGTTGGCCTCGCTCAGGTACACCACGTTGTCCTTGAACGTGGCGAACCAGCCGCCGGCCACCGAGTTGGTCATGCCCTGCAGCCCAGCGATCGGCGGGAACCAGTCGGTCGACTGCAGCGCGATACCCACCGAGGTCGGCTTGGTGGAGTTGTCGCGGTACGAGTTGGCGCCCAGCGTCGTCACCGCGGTCTTGATGTACGTGGTGCCGCTGCCGTACGTGCGGTAGATGTTGTGCTTGGAGAACGGCTGGTAGCCGGTGAAGTCCGGCGTGGTCACATCGACCTTCACGGCCTGCAGGTAGGTCGCGTTGATCGTGGCCGGGGGCGACGGTGCGCTCTCCTCGTTCCAGCTGTTCTGCAGCGTGTAGGTGTAGGCGGCGGCGCCGGCCGGGGCCCAGTTCAGCTTGATGCGCGCGGCGCCTGCGCTGTCCACCGAGACCATGGCCTCGAAGCCGCCTGGCAGCGTGTTGCTGCGGCCGGTCGTGCCGGTGCGGAACGTGGCCTGGGCGATCACCGCGCCGGCGTTGTCGCCGTCGGTCATCTTGAGCTCCACCTCGAGCTGCGGAACACCAGCGGGCGCGCCGGCGGGATAGGCCGGGGCGGCGAAGCTGTACTCGCGGAAGGCGGAGACGGTGGTCAGCACCGGCACTGTCTGCGCGTAGCGCGTGCCGGCGTAGTTCCACCACACGGTCACGCTCAGGCCGACGTTCGGGTAGTCGGGCAGCGTGTTCAGTTCGACCGTGGTGAGCACCGGCGCCGCGGTCGGGCGCGGCACGCCGGCCTTCACGCTGGCCGCAGGCGTCGGGCCGTTGGCGGCCATGCCGGCCTTGGTCGTGACGCGCAGGTTGCCGTCGGCCGGCGTGAGGAAGTAGATCCGCTGGAAAGTGTCGTCCAGGATCGGCGAGCGGAAGGCGAACGTCTCCTGGTTCCAGGTGTAGAACAGCAGCCCGTCCTCGGTGTACATGCCCTTGACCGGGTTGTTCACCATGGTGGCCAGCAGCGCGCCGGCGGCGATCGGGGACAGGGCCTGGGAGGAGAAGTCGCAGTTGAGCGCCAGCTGCGCATTGGACGGCGGCAGCAGGTGCGGTTCCTTGGCGGGGATCTCGCCCTTGAACTCTTTCAGGTCAACGGTCATGCGCGCTCTCGTGTGGTTGCGGCCGCGGCGCGGCCGGTGTCACTGACCGAAGCGCCGCGGCGGGACGAAGATGTCGCCGGTGGTCTGGCCGTGCATGGCGTCGATCTTGGCGTTGAGCTTTCCGCTCTCGAATCGGCCCAGGTGGAAGACGGCCAGCTTGTCGTTCGACCAGGTCTTGCCAGGCTGCACCATCAGGCGCTGCTTGGCGCCGGAGGCAATCGCCTCGCCGTAGCGGGTGACGATGTCGTCGGGCAGCTTGGTGGCTGCATCGGTCAGGGTATAGACGCCGTGCACGCGAACCTGCGTGCCAGCCGGCACGTTGGTCGGCATCGGGAAGACGCGGTAGTTCGAGAAGTCGAAGGCCCGCGTGTAGTAGACCGGCTGGCTGCCGGTGCGCTCGGCCCAGGCCGGGTCATCGCGTGCGATCTGCGCCAGGGTGACGCCGATCAGGCTGCCACGCGGCATCCACGGCGCGTAGATCGCCCTGACATCGATGCAGCGTGCGCTGCTGTCCGGCGCATCCAGGCTGTATTCCTGGACGCCAGAGACGATCTGCGTCGGATCCTGCACTTCATTCCACACCTGGCTCTCGGTGAGGAACTCCTTGGCGGCATCGATCAGCGCCTGCTTGACGGCTGCGCTCGGGCAGCCAGGCAGGTCGGGCAGCAGACGCGGGAGGAAGTCAGCGATCAGCATCAGGAGGCCTGGCCGATGGGAGTCGCGTTCATGGGCAGCGACTTCAGGTTGGGGTTGACGCCATTGAGCACCTGCGACTGGGCATTGATGCTCGAGGTGAACATGCTGACGAAGCCGGCCGCCAGCTGGGCGTTGCCGGCCACCTCGGCCTCCTTCATGTGGCCGCGCGCCAGCATGTAGTTCACCAGGTCGTCGACGTACTGGTCATCGATCGAGATCGGGACCAGGCTGCCGCCTGCCAGGCGCATGGAGTCCGCCACGTAAGGGACGTCCGTGGGGTTGGCCAGGTACGACAGCTCGACCCACAGCGCGGCCGCGGCCTTAACGCCCGGGGAGACGTAGAAGAACTTGGGCGTGCGGGGATCGAAGGTGTATTCGGTGACCTCGGTGTCGGTCACCTCGGTGTGCCACTTGGGGCTGCTCGCATCGAGCGTCTCGCGCTCGACCACGCGCACGGCACGGCCCGGGGACAGGCCGTCGGCACCCATGTTGCGGATCACGTCCAGCAGGCTCTTGCCGTACTGGGTGGTCGCAACGGTGCCGTCGCCGGTCTTGATGTTGGCCGCCAGGATCTTCTCGATCGACTGGCGGGTGCCGGCGGACAGCTTGATCGCGTCGATGCGCGAGCAGGCCTGCGGCAGGTACTTGGCGATGACGCGCTGACCATCGTTCAGCCAGTCGACGAGCTCCTGCTCGGTCCAGCGGACGAACTGTCCGGCCGAGTTGGGCGCGTCCGTCAGCTGCACCGACACGCGGCGCAGGACGTCCTTGGCGAGGATGGTGGCCGCCATCTAGCGACCGATCAGCGGCGCTTGGCGGGCGCTGCGGCCGCGGCCTTGGCTTCGGCTTCTTCGCGCGTCAGGCGCGGGGCCGAGCGCACCGAGTAGGCCATGCGCGGAGCGTGACGCTCGACGACCGGGCCGGTGTCGCCTTCGCGCTCGAAGTAGGTCTGGCGCGCGTTGTCCAGGACCTCGACCAGCTCGGCAGGCACGTTCCACGCCTTGTCGCGCGGCACCTGGTAGGCGTGGCCGTTCAGGGACAGGAACACGGCGTTGCTGCCGCCCTCGCCCTTCTCGGAGTGGATGGTCACCAGGGCGCGCTCGCCCGACAGGGTGTCATCGAACTTGACGTTCAGCAGCTCGGCGTCTTCGACGGCGCTGCCGGCAGCGGTGGCTGCATTTTGGGTCTGGACATCGTCCAGGGTGGTGACGCTTTTGGCGGTCATTTTCAGGTCCTCGCAGGAAGCCCCGTCTGGCGGGGAAAGAACAAGGCGGGCCGGGATGGCCCACCTCAAGATGCAGCGTTACGGCTGCAGGTTCGACGGGATGTTCGCCACGTCGAAGTACGTGGCGGTCACGCCGGCGGCGTCCAGGAGGGTGACGCCCGGGGTGAAGGTGGCGGCGCCGTTGGTCGCGACCTTGACGATGCCGAAGGCGACGTAACCAGCGGGCTCGACCTGCGGCACGAAGCCGGTGCCGGTGAGCTGACGCTGCAGGTCCTGGTACTGCATGACCTGGCCGGCGTAGGAGCCTTGCACGACGGCGATCTGGCCGGCGGCGTTCACGCACAGCAGGTAGTACGCCGTGGTGTTGATCGGCTGCACGTAGGCGGACAGGTTCGGGCCACCGGTGCCGGCCGCGGAGACGGGCTGGCCGAAGGTGTCGTGCGTGACGGCCAGCGACTGCGCAGCGAGGGCGGCCTTGGCGTACTGGACGCCGTCGATGTTGTACGCCAGCGCGTTGGTCGTCTTGACCGTCGCGGCGCCGGCGGCGTTGATCCCCAGGATGGCCTTGGCCAGGGACAGGTTGCCCAGGATCTTGCGCAGCCCGGAGTGGGCGGCTTCGTTGAGAGCGGACATGTGCCTTCTCTTTCAGGTGTTCGGGGGTGGAAGCAAGAAGAGCCCGGCCCATGACGGGCCAGGCTCATTCATGTCGCCTGCTTAGGCGGTGGCGGCGACTTCGACGCGCAGCATCCAGGCGTCATTCAGGATGACGGCGGTCTGCATCGTCTTCCAGCCAGCGTGCGAGCGCTGGGCCAGCGGGTCGCTGTCGGACGGCTTGGCGTTGACCACCATCGGGGTCACCGCGTACACGCCCTTGAGCGCCACGATGCCGTAGGCGTCACGGCCCAGGAACAGCACCGGGTACACGTCGGCGCTCACGCCGGTCGTGGAGAGCATCGTGCCCTTCGCGCCGCCCGCATCCGGGAACGGCTCGAAGATCGTGCTCTCGACGTAGCGCACTTCCTCGCACTTGCCCAGCTCGTTCTCCCACGGCGTCATGGTGCCGTAGCGCTCGGCCGGCACGAAGCCAACCATCGAGCGGATGTCCGGAGCCAGGTCCGGGTGCACCAGGGCGACGAAGCCCGGGGCGACCGCTTCGCTGTTGAACGCCGGGGTCGAACGCACGATCGAGGTGATCGGGCGTGCGTTCTGGCGCTTCAGCGTGCGGACGGCGCGGCGCTGGATCTGCAGGGAGATCGGGGTGTTCACCGCGTTGCGGGTCGCGCCGTTGGCGTAGGCCACGTTCAGGCCACCCTTCAGCACGCCGTAGCGCATCTTCTCGATCATCTGGGCGGCTTGCTCGCCCAGGATCTCGATGGCTTCCTGCAGCACCGGGTCTTCGTGCGTGTCCTCGATCACGTCGGAGACGGTCACGCGGTCGCCGTACTGGCTCAGGGTTGCGGTGATGTCCGTCACGGACAGCGGCTGGTTGCCCGGGGTCACGCCTTCGGTCAGGGCGACCGGGGTGTTGGGCAGCGCGCTGTAGCGGCGGAACTTGATGGTCTTGCTGTTGTTGGCCGGCAGGCTCTTGGCCTGGCCGAACTTCTCCAGCACCAGGAAGGGCAGAGCTCGCTTCAGGAGCTCCTTGGCAGCGAACGCGGCGGTACGCGGGCTGATGTCACCGTAAGCGACGTTGGGCATTTCGATCTTTCAAATGGCAGTTCTTGGACGGCCTCTTCGATGAAAGCGATGGACGTTGCCGTGATGCCGTATGCAGACTGCGACCGATCGCATGTGGGGCGGCGTTGCACCGTGGCCCGGACCGGCTGTCGTGCGCGACTGGTCGTCGTGCTCCGAAGAGTTACGCACGGTTGATGACGACAACCGGCAAAACGCTGCGAGGACAGACAGTGGCCGGTTCCGGCATATCTTGTAGGGTCGCAGTGCCCTGAAACCTCTTCGACAACATTTTGTTGTCGAAGTTCCCGAAGGGTTAGAACTCGGCCCAGGCCTTCTCGAAGTCGTCCTTGCCGGCGCGCGGCTCCTCCGGCAGCGCGAGGCCACCGACAGGACCACGCACGCCTTCGGCCGCATCGAGGTCGCCCTCGTCGACGGTGTCGGCTTGCGCGGTCACCGGCGCGGCGGTCTCGCCAGGAGTCTCCTCGACGGCGGCCGGCGCGGCATCGGTGCTCGCCGTCGCGTCGCCGGTGCCCTGGCCCTGGCTGTTCTTGAAGTCGGACAGCAGCGCGTTGATCTCGCTGGCGCTGCCGTTCTCGACCACGTCCTGCTTGCCGACCTGGTCGACATAGGCCTTGAAGGCATCGCTCTGCGCGACCTCGGCGAAGTCCGGGTGCGCGGAGAAGATCGCCTCGTAGTGCTGCTTCTCGGCGCCTTCTTGCAGGTGATCGATGATCGACTGCGTGCGCTGCTCGAGCTCCGAGACCTTCTCGCCGGCATCGCTGCCGAAGGCGATCCTGGCCAGCTTCACGAAGTCCTCGCCGAAGTCTTCGGTCAGCATGCGGACCGCTTCCTCGCGCGTGATCTCGCCGGCGGCGACCTGGGCTGCAGCGCCGTCGGCTGCATCAGCCAGCGCCGGGTTGGTGGCGTCCGCCTGGATGGCCACGTCCTCGAGCTGGTTCGCAGCCTGGGCGGAGTCGTCGGCAGCCGTCTTCTCGGCCGGCGTGGATGCGCGCGCCTTCAGGTCGGCTTCCATCTTCTTCAGCCGGCCGACCCAGCTCTTGGCCTTCTGCAGGTCCTCGGGCGGCACGTCCGACAGGTCGTACGGGTCCGGGGACACGCCGCCGTCGTTGCCTTCCGCGGCGCTGGCCTGGGAGGCATCGAGCGCTGCATCCGGAACTTCGGCGGTCTCCTGGGCCGGCGTCTCGGTCGCCTCCTCGGCGGGCGAGCCTTCGGCAGCGCCGGTGGCAGCCTCCTGCGTACCGGTCGTCTCGCCCTTGGCGTCGACCGAGGCCTTCGCGTTGAACGCGTCGTTCACGGCCGCGGCATCGGTGGAGCCGTTCTCGGTCGCGCCACCTGCGCTGGCAGCCGCATCGGATGCGGGCGCCACGGCCTCGGTGGATTCGCCACCGGTCGGTGCGGCGGATGCTTCGGTGCCCAGGTTCAGGCCGAAGGCGTCATCGTCGCTCTGGATCTGCTTGCCCGGCGCGTCCTCGTTGAACGCGTCCTCGAAGCTCATTTCATCTTTGGTAGCCATGGGGTCCTTTCGTGTTGCCGGCTTCCGTTACGAGGCCGGTTGCCCGGCTCCCACTGTCCTGGCGGGTGCCAGGGGTCGAAGAATCAGCAGCGGCCATCGGTGGTGTCTTCACCCCGCAGCACGCGGCGCAGCGCATCGATCTGCCGGATGCAGGCCTGGCGGGCCCGCAGGTCGTCCGGCGCGATCGAGCGCAACTCATTCAGGTAGACCTTCTCGAGCTCGTTGAGGAGCTCGGTGAAGGCGCGCGACGGCATCGAGCCGCAGTACTCGCGCACGGTGCGCGCGGCCTCCTCCAGGCCGGCGTACAGCTCGGGGACGGCGCTCATTGCTCGAACCTCGTGGTGTCTTCACCCACGTTGGCGCCAGCGCTGGCGCTTGCCGTGTCTGGCTGCAGCGCGGCGGACTCGCTCGGCGGCGTCGGCGTCGCAGGCTCCGGCGCGGTGGCGCCGTTGGTGGACGGCGGGACCGGGTTGCCGTCGGGGCCGCCCTGCGGGAAGCGCGGGTCGGCCTGGAAGCTCTGCCCCTTGTTGGTCAGCGCCACCGTGCCTTGCTGCTGCTGCACCGGCGGGCCGTCCAGCTGCGCGATCGACGGGGTCGGCGTCTTGTCCTTGAAGCCCGCGGACTTCAGGATCTCGTCGCCGGCCGGAGCGATCACCGGCTGCGAGGTGGCCACGCCGCCAGCCTGCAGGGCCGCGAAGATCGCGTCGACCTGGGTCTTGACGGCCTGGGCCATCTTGACCTCGATGTTGGCCAGGATCTCGTCGGCCTGCTTCCGGGTCTTCTCGGCCTGGGCCATGATGTTGGCGGCTTGCCCCTCGGCGAGCGCGAGCTGCGCGGCTGCCAGGCGCTCGTTCATCTGCGCCATCTTCTTGGCCTGCTCGGTCTCCTGCTCGGCCTTCACCTCGTCCTCGGTCTTCACGACGTCGGAGAGCTCCAGGGCCTCGGCGCGTGCGCGCAGCAGCTCGTGGCGCTTGACGAACGGAGCGTCCATCGGGTTGGCCGCCAGCTGCGAGAACTCGTTGAGCTTCTGGGCCCGGACCTCCTTGGCCACCAGGCTCGCGGTGCCGCGCGCCTTGACGTCGAAGTCGCCCTTGATCGAGCCGTCCGGATTGAACTGCATGTTCCACCGGTACAGCGCCTGCAGGAACGGGCGCGTGATGCCCTCGTCCCAGGCGGTGATCAGGTCCTTGATCACGATGTTGGCGGCGCCCATCAGCATGGACATGCCGCTGGCCGTGCCGGCCGCACCGTTGGTGGCGTTCTCTCCGCTCATGTACCGCGGGATCGCGGTGGTCTCGTCGGTGTTCTGCTCGAACATCGCGGCCATCTGCTGCAGCCACTCGATGTTGTTGTCCAGCTTGATGGGGCGGACCGCGGACTGGGACGTGTCCTTGTCGTTGCGGTAGTAGACCTTCCAGGGCGCGATCTTGTCGGCGTTCTCGGTGCGCGCCAGCATGCCCAGGAAGACCTCGACCATCGGGCCGGAGGTGAGCGCGCCGTTGTCCAGCATCATGCGCACCGCGGCGTTCAGCATCTCCTGGTCGTCGCGCATCACCGCGGCCAGGCCTTCGCCGAAGATGGACGTCTCGTCCTTGTCGAAGTAGTACAGGTGGTACGGCCAGGTCACGCCGTTGATCGGCTGCAGGGCGGCCTTGATCACCTCGCCGTTGGGCAGCATCCAGATGTTCGAGAAGAACGTCTCGTGTACGCGGTCGTCGGGGATCTTCACGCCGCATGACTTCAGGTCCTCGCCGTCGATCCAGCCCCAGCGCTCCAGGACCTCGTACTGGCCGCGGTCCTTGGTGGCGGTGCTCTCGCGCTCGCCCAGCGCCTGCAGCTCGGTGTCGAAGTGCAGCTGCGCCCACTGGCCGTCCGGGTTCGACTTGACGTAGTCGATGATGTACTGGCGCTTGGCCTTGAAGCTCTTGCGCTTGGCCAGGTCCAGCAGTTGCGCCTTCGTCATCAGGTGGCGCTCGAACACGAAGCGGCACTGCTCCAGGTCCGTGGCCGACATGTCCGGGTAGAAGCGCCACAGCGGGACGTAGTCGACGAAGGGGACGGTGTAGTACTGGGTCTCGGAGGCCCACTTGCCGCCCTTGCGGACGAACTTGGTGCGCACCTTGCGCTCGACCAGCGGGCCCTTCAGGATCCCGGTGCCGTACAGGTGACCCGAGTGGGCAGCCTTGACGCTCGCGTCCTTGTAGCGGGCCTCGACCAACTGGTCCTCGATGGCCTTGGACATGCCCTTGGAGCACTCGCGCGCGTGCTCGAGGATGCCTTCCTCGAGCTGGTCCGGCGTGGGCGGCGAGCCGTTCTTCTTGGTGAGCGCCGCGGCGATCTGCTGCTTGGTCTCGTCGTCGACCGACGGCACCGGGGTAGTGTCGACGGTCCAGTTCTTCTCGCTGCCTGCGGGGAACAGCAGGTCCACCACACGGCTGTCGACGGTCTTGACCTTCACGCGCGTCTTGCGCACGAAGGATTTGGAGCGACCAGCCAGGCCTGCCTCGACCTCGGGGTCGTAGCGGCCCTTGTACTGGCGCAGATCCTTCAGCCACCGGTCCTCGGTGGACTGGCGATCGATCTTGGCCTGGCCGAACTCGCGGAGCAGACGCGTGGCCAGGCTATTGAGCTCGTGGACGCAGCTCGGATCCTCCGCGCCATCCTCCTGCGCGAACACCTGCGCGGCGATGGCGGCGAATTCCGCCTCCACGTCCACGTGCGGCTTGAGCGTGTGCACCGGCTCGATGACGAGCGCGGCGACTGGAGCGTCCTGCTCTGCGATCACTGCGCGCCGTCCTTCTTGACGTCGTCGGCGCCACCCCAGGCAGCGGCGTACTCCGCATCCGCCTTGGCGGCCTCGGCGGCGCGTTCGGCGGCCAGCTGCTCGGAGGCCGGCGGCGCCTTGGCGGTCTCGCCCTCGTTCCAGGTGGTCTCGAATTCGTTGCTCATTCGGTGCTTCCTTCGGCGCCCATGCTGTTGACCCAGCCGACCATCCCATCCTGGGTCGACAGATCGAACGTGCCTGGCGCGGCGGCCGGTGCAGCCGCGGGGGCGGCGGTTGTTTGCAGCGTGTCGATCAGGCCGGTGAGCGGCGTCGACTGCTGCGCGATGGAGGCCTGCGCGGGCTGCGTCGCCGGCGTGTCGTACCAGGCATCCACGAACTGGCCCTGCGGCGTCGCACGCAGCGTCGGGTCGACCCAGGTGCGCGTCGTGCCGTTGGACTCGGGCGCGTTCTTCCACATGTCCTCGAAGGACTCGGTGGCTGGCGCGGTAGCCGTCGGCGCGACTGCAGGCGCCACGGCCTGCATCGTGTTGGGGTCCACTGCCGATTGCGCGCTCCAGGCGGGCATGGTCGCGGCGGCGGGCGTCGGGTCAGGCATCGGGTTGTTCGCTTTCGCCTGTGAGGCGAGATGCACCAGGGGTGGTGGGTGCTAGGGCGCGCGGCGCCGGATCGGCCGCAGCAGCCCGCAAGGGCACGCGGCTTTTACTACATCTGATCCCAGAAGCCAACAAAATGTTCAACCTTCCGGCGTCATTTCTGGCGGCAGCTGCAGGCCTGCCAGGTCGGTCTGCACGCGCGCGTTGCGCCGCTCGACCTCGTGCATGTGTGCACGCTCGCAGTGATTCATCTGGCCCAGGAACAGAAACAGCGTGTCGATGAGATCCGCGGTCCACCACCAGTACGGCTGCTGGCGCAGGCGCATGCGGTGCGCGCGCGCCGACAACGTCTCGTCGGCCGAGCCGCGCAGGATGGCGTTGATCAGGCGATCGATGGCGATCAGGATCTCGAAGATCCAGGTGCGCGGCTTCATGCTTGGATTCCGTCGGCGGTGATGAACAGCTGGTCGAGCGCGGCGTCGTCCAGGCCAAGGAGCGCGCCCAGCTGCGAGACGAGCGGGCTGGCGCGGCGAAACTCCTGCGCGGTGTTCCAGGCCAGCTTGGCCAGGCGCGGGACGTTGAGGTCGGCCATGATGGCCTCGGTCTGATCGAGCAGCCCGGCCTGGTCCAGCGCGGCGCAGGCCTGGAAGCGCGTGACGATGGCCGGCACCGGCACCGGCACGGGGTCCGCGGGCGCCGGCACGCCGCCAGCGGCAAGCCAGGCGCGGTAGTCGTCGGCGGCGTGGCCGTCGGCGGCGATCACCACGTACGCGCCGTCGCTGCGCAGCACGACGTCGGGGTTGTTGGCCAGGAGCTGGTAGTCCATCAAAGCTCCGAGGAGATGTCGATCGACGGGAACACGCCGGCGGTGTTGTTCCAGGTGAGGTGGCAGGCGCGGCCCAGCGTCATGCCGGAGAGGCTGGCCGTCACGTTGGTCACGAAGAGTCCCGCGTTGTCCAGCGCAAGGCTGCTGACGTTGGTGACGCCGGCGCCGTCATAGACAGACAGGCCGGAGACGTTGTTGAAGGTCACCGAGCTGGGTGGCGCGCGCTTGACCACCAGGTGCTGGATCGGAAACTGCGCCGTGCCCGAACCGTTGGCGAAGCCGGTCGTCGTCATGCGCTCGTTGGAGATGCCGCTCACGCCGACGGAGCGCCGCTCGAAGTAGCGCAGGTTGCGCATCATCTCGAGCACCGGATCGAGGTGCTCGAACTGTGAGGCCACCAAGTTGCGCTCCAGCTGTACGCCGGTGACGGCCCAGTAGGCGTTCACGGTGTCGAACACGTTCACCTGGCCGGGGCCGGCAAAGAAGTCGCCGGTGAGCCAGCTGCCGTAGGACGCCCCCTGCTTGGAGGTGCCGGCGGCCAGGCAGAACAGAATGTCCAGGCCGACGCCGTTGGTGAAGTTCCAGGACCCCGCCTGGGTCAGGCCGACTGGAATCGGCACCGTCACCACCTGCCCTGTGTTTGCCGCGTTGACGGTGTAATTGCACACGTAGCTGCGATCGGGCGTGCCAGAGCCGCGGTTGCGGATCGCCACGCCGTACGTGCCGGGCTTGGAGGTGGAGACTTCGAAGCTGATGGCGATCGGGTTGCCGATCAGATCGCGCACCAGGTAGCCTTCGATCGGCTGCCACAGCACGCCGAAGTCGTTGGCGCCGAGCACGGCCTGCGCGGTGTTGACCGTCACCATCAGGCCGGACTGGAAGTCGTAGGTCGCCACCGACCCCGGGTCGCTGATCGTCACCGATGCCGTGCCGGCTTTATCGAGGCGCCAGCCATCGAAGCAGTAGCCATTGCCGGCAGCAGCGAACGTGGAGCCGCGCTGCTTGATCAGCATCTTGCCGTTGCGCACCTTGTTCTTGGACCCGGTGGCCACGCTGCTCAGGTCCAGCATCGTGCCGGCTGTCATGCGGTTGTCGCACAGGTCGCCGGCATTGAAGGCCATCGGGGCGGTGCCCTCCTGGCCACGGAACACGGTGAGCACGTCGCCAGCGCGGGCGACGCACAGCACAATCTCGTAGCCGCTCGCGTTGGCCAGGGTTGCCAGGAAGTAGTCGCCACGGTTCACCAGCGCCGGGAAGCGGGCGCCGTGGCCCGCCGTCAGCGTGATCGTCGTGGCGCCGCTGGTGATCGCCGAAGCGAGCGTGCCAGCGGCCTGGTTGGCGAACTTGATCCCCACGGGCGCCCGGGGCTTAGGCCGACTTGACCACGCCCACCAGGGACGCGATGTCGCTCAGCGAGGTGTCGACGCTCGGGTCCTGCACCGCTTCCATGGTCTCGAGCCACGAGCGCGGAGCCTTCGATGCGATCAGCTCGTCCAGTGCGTCGCCAGTGGGCGAGGGGATGGGCAGGTCGATGTTGTAGTCGGTGCGGCAGCGCAGGATCGTGCCGTCGACATCGCGCTGGGTGGCCAGCATGTCCTCGGTGATCTTGTCGGTGAAGAAGCGCACCACGATCGAGTGCTGCTGGGGGTGGACTTCGATGATCTTGAAAAGCAGGTTCATGTGATTGCCCCGTTACGGGTTCCGGTGTTTTTCCATGTGATGTTTGCGGTCCCGTTGACCGCGTTGCCTTGGGAGCCGGCGCTCCCGGAAGGACCTGGGGAGCCGGTGGCGCCCTGGCCGCCGGTGGCGCCTGTGGATCCGGCCGCGCCAGCTGCGCCGCCGGTGCCTGGACCAAGGGCGAAGCCGGTGCCGCCGGAGCCGGTCTGCGCCGCGCCGCCGGTGCCAGCAGCAGCAGAGCCGCCGCCTGCGCCGCCTGCGCCGCCGGTGTGGCCGTTGTTGATCGCGCCTGGAGCGCCGCCGCCGAAGGGGCCGCCGCCAGCCACGCTGTAGCCGTTGCCGCCAATGCCGCCGCCGGTGTATGTGGAGTTGGCCGTGTTGACCCAGGAGCCACCGCCGCCGCCACCACCGCCGGACTGCGTGCCAGGCGGACCGCCGTTACCCCCGGGGCCGCCAGTGCCGCCCGGGCCAGGAGAGCCGGCCGAGCCACCGGTGCCGCCAGTGATGGTCCCTGCGTTGTCGACCACGCAGGGGACGGAGACGACGAGGGCTGGGCCACCGCTCGTGCCGTTCGTGCCGGAGCCGCCAGTGCCACCAGGATTGCCGGTGCCGCCTGGGTTGCCGTTGCCGGCCGCGCCGCCCGCACTGCCAGGCTGCCCGCCCGTGCTGTCGTCACCGCCGGCACCGCCGACACCTGCGGCGCCGTGGGCGCCCTGCGTGCCGGTCGAGCCCTGCGTGCCGGTCGAGCCCGTGGAGCCGATCGAGCCGTTGGTTCCGACGTAGCCGGTGATCGTGTGGTTGTTGACGAAGACCACGCCCTGCGGGAAGGAGCCGGCGATGGTCAGCGCGTTGTTGCCAGAGGTCGCGCCGATGTTGCCGGTGGTGACCGCGCGCACCGGGCAGGACTGGTCCCACCCGGCTGCCACGGCCTGCGCCCGCAGGTCGACGTTGTTCGTCGCCGGCAGGTTCAGCAGGAAGGTCCGCTGAACCCCGGAGATCATCATCTGGGCCGACATGTCAGGTCAGGCCCGTTCCGGTGATGCACCACTCGGTGGATTCGTCCTTGTACAGGGTGACGAAGCCGTTCGCCGCGACGGTGCGCGAGCCCGTCGCTCCGGTGCCAACCATGCGCAGCGTGTCGGTCGTGATCGCGATGGTGAGCGCGCCCGCCCCGTTCTCGTTGCGGATCTGGATCGTGGTGCCAGGCGGGAACGGCACCGCGGCGTTGGCCGGGATGGTGACCGTGCGTGCCGTGACGTCGGCGCTGGGGTGAATCAGCGTGTGACCGATGTCCACCAGGGAGAGCGACGTGTCGACCGAGAACTTGCGGCGATCCGGCACCGAGATGTACTCGAGGAAGGTCTGCGCCGTGATGCGCAGCTCCACCGGGTCGCCGGCGTTGAAGGTCTTGGCCGTGGTCCCCTCCTGGGCGCGCACGATGGTCATCGTGTCGCTGGCGCGCGCCGTGACCTTGACGATCTCGAAGCCGGAGCCGTTGATGAGGGTGGCGTAGAACCAGTCCTCGGCGCCCAGAACGGGGAACAGCGCACCCTGACCGGCCTGCACCGCCATCGAGGTGGCGCCGCTCGCGATGCCGGCGTTGAGGAAGGCCGCGGCCTGGTTGGTGATCTGGAGGGGCATTGCGTTATGCGGCTTTCAAATAGTTGACGTAGACGACGATTGCTTCGGCGATGTGGATCGACTCCACGCTCGCTTCCATGTGGATGTCCTGGCTCTCGGCCAGCAGGCGCACGCGCTGTGCCGCCTCGAGCGATGCAGCTCCGATCGCCGCGTGCGGCGCCACGAAGCCGGCTTGCAGGTGGTTGCCCGTCGCCTGCGCACCGATCGCGCCCACCTGGATGTCGGCGATGCGCAGCTCGCGCGTTGCGACCGACACCGTGAGCGCGTCGCTGTCGCTCTCGACTGCCGCGATGACGATCCGGCCGTCTTCGACCGCAACCAGCAGCTGGCCATCCGCGGCCTCGGCGAAGATCGCGCCGCTCGCCACATCGGCGTGCAGCTCGCCACCGCCAGCCAGGCCATCGATCGCGACGACGTTCTCGCCAGCGACCAGGTCGTCCGGCGTGACCACCTCGACGGTGACCGCGACGTTGACCACCAGCGAGGACCACACGTCCGTCGTGATCGCCGGCTCGGTGACCACGCCACCAGCCACGAAGCTGGTGAAGGCGCTGTCGTTCGCAGCGCTCGCCTCGCTCAGCGCCACCAGGTTCAGGCGGCCGCCCTGCGGCACGTCTTGGGCGTTGGCCGCCTCGGTGACCGTGCGGAACGCGGTGACGGTGCGCGAGCTGAGCTCGAAGGCCTGGACGCCTTCCGTGGTCTGCGCCGCCCGTGTGGCGATGTTGGAGACCAGGTCGGCGACGCTGGGCGTCTCGGCGATGCTCGCTGCCAGGTTGGCAGTGGCGCTGCGCGCGTCGTTCGCGGCTGCGGCCTCGGTGAGCGTCGACAGCAGGATCGCAGTGGCGGTCGGCACATCCACCGCCCACGCACCCTCTATGACTGCGCCAACTCCCAAAAAGTTCGCGGAGGAACTTTCTGTTGCGGGCGCATTTTCCACACGTGCCGCATTGGTTGCAACACCTGCGGACTCGCTGTCTGCAGCCTGCGCCGGCTCGGTGAGCGCGGCCTGGCGCTGCGATGCGCCGATTGCCGATTCGTTTGCCGATGCGATCTCTTGAGCAGTCGCAACAAAGTTGGCCCGCACGGTCGCGCCCCTGCCGATGCCAGCGCCATCCACCGGTAGGCCGCCCAGCACGAAGCCGCCCACGCAGCCAGCGCCCAGGCCCGGCCCGCCGTCGCGCGACACGACGATCTCGAGCGCCTGCGCGAGCTGCACCGCGGTGTTGGCGCTGCTGTCGACGGGTGCGACTGCATCGGCCTGCGCGGCGGGGCGCGCGATGACGGAGGACGGCGCGTCGACCGGATCGGCGCTGTCGCTCTGCTGCGCCAGCTGCACAGCGGTGTTCGTCGAGACGTCGTCCGGCGCGGCGGTCTCGGACTGCGCCACCGGGTAGTCGCTCTTGTGGGTGAGCACGTCCGCCGTGGCAGCCGTCTCGGCCTGCTGCACGCCCATCACGGCGGTGACGGTGATGCCGCGGCTGGTCGACGACCCGCCTAGCACGCAGCCATCGAAGGTGTGGCCGCCCAGCGCGCCGGATCCCGGGCGCGTATCGCTGGCGATCACGACCTCGACGACCTGGGCCACCTGCACCGCGACGTTGCTCTGGCTGTGCGCCGGCGCTGCAGCCTCGCTGATGGCTACCGGCGTGGAGAACCGGCCGACGCTGGTCTCCTGCGCCGCGGCGGCCTCGAGGGCCTGCGCGACCTGCACGCCAGCGATCGAGGTCGGCACATCCGCCGGGCTCGCGCTCTCGGTGGCGGCCACCTGGTAGCCGGTGGTGTACGTCTGGGCGTCCGCGGTCGCGGCGGCATCGCTCTGCGCCACCGGCAGCACCATCGAGGCCGAGGCGCCACGGCCCACCGGTGCACCACCCAGGACGCAGCCATCCAGCGTGTGGCCGCCCACAGCGCCAGAGCCAGGCTTGGCGTCGCTGGCCACCACGACCTCGCGCACCTGGGCCACCAGGTCGGCGGTGTTCGAGCTCGAGTCCGCGGGCGCCGCGCTGTCGCTGGCTGCAGCGTTGGTGATGACCACCAGGGCGATGGCCTCGTTCGGCGCGGCCGCTTCGGTGATGCCAGCGGTCTGCTGCCCGGCGATGGTGGCCACGGAGTCGTTCGCCGCAGCGGTGTCCGTCTGCACCACGCGCCAGCCGACGGTGCGGCTCGAGGACTCGTTCGCTGCAGCCGCCTCGGATGCCGTTGCCACGAAGTCGGCGCGCACGGTGAATCCGGACGCCTGGCGCGCACCAGCCACCGGCAGCGCGCCCAGCGCGGCGCCACCGATCGTGCCGCTGCCGGCCGGCTCATTGACGTTGACGACCTCGCGCGCCTGGGCCGTGGCCACCAGCAGCGCGGCCTGCGCATGGTTGGCGAGCGCCACCTCGGAGATCACAACCGAGGTGGATGCGTCCTGGTCCGGAGAGTCGATCGCCACGACAGCCTCGAGCGCCGTCGCCAGCTGCGCCGCGCTGTTCGTGCTGGCGTCCGCCGGCGCCGCCGCCTCGGTGATGCTCGGGCGGAAGATGGCCGTGCTCGACGGCACGTCAGCCGGAGCTGCAGCCTCGGTCGCACCGGCCGGGGTTGCGACAACCCTGCCCGAACTTTCGGCCGGGGTTGCGGCCTCATTCGCCTGAGCCACGAACGCAATCTGAACCCCGGCCGATTCGTCGGCCTGCCCCGCCTCGTTGATGGCGACGGGGAAGATGACGCCCTGGCTGGAGCTCTCGGCCGGCGCAGCCGCGTCAGCCTGGGCCACCGGGTAGACGGCCGTGCGCGTTGCGGAATCCGCGGGGCTCGCGGTCTCGGCAGCTGCGGCAACGAAGTCGGCGCGGACGCTGGCCTCGTGCGTGCGGCCGCTCGAGCCGACAGCGAACGCGCCCAGCGGGCGGCCACCGATGCAGCCGCGGGTGCCGAAGGTGCCATCCGGCTTGGTCACGCGGCTGGCCGTGTTCTGCACGGCCCACGCCGCGGCAGCCTTCGACAGCGGGCTGGCGCCCCAGTTCTGGCACTCCTGGTCGAAGTAGAAGACCGCGCCGCTCGGGCCGGTGTAGAAGTAGCCGGCGATCAGCCCGTAGTCGTCGCGCACCACGTACGGCACGGCGCCGTTCTGCAGCGTGACGATGCCGCCGAACAGGTCGAAGCTGCCAGCATCCGAGCCTGGCACCTGCAGGGGCGACAGCGGCGAGACCGAGATGGTGTGAGCGGCCTGCGCCCTGGCGGCGTCGTACGAGGCGACGAAGATGTTGGTGCGCGCATCGTTGCCAGTGCCAAGCACGGAGACGCCGGCGTCGACCCACTCCTTGCACTTGAGCACCGTGTTGGCATCCAGCGACCACACCGCGGCATCAGCCACCACCAGGTCGAACTGCGCGGCCACCTGCGCGCCGGTGTAGGCCTGGAAGATGGCCAGGTCGGTGACCAGCGTGACGCTGGCGCCCTGCGCGACGACGTAGTCGTAGATCGGGTGGCTGGCCGCGTTGATGTACCAGGCCAGCACCTGCAGCCCAGCAAGGCGACCCGTGCGGCGCGGCACCGGGTCGACGTCCACCTCGGCGATCTCGAGCGTGTCTGCCTGGCGCACGAACACGCGCGTCGAGCTCTCGGCGGTCGCGGCCGCCTCCGTTGCTGCAGCCAGCGTGGTGCGCGTGAAGGCGCTCGCCTCGGCAGTTGCCGCGGTCTCGGTGATCGTCTGCGGCGTGATCAGCGTGTTGCTGGCGTCGTCGTCCGGTGTTGCGGCGTCGCTGGCAGTGACCGGGTAGGTGGCGCCTGCGGTCGGCGCATCGTCCGTGTCGGCCAGCTCGGAGACTGCAGCCACGCGGATGGCGGTCTTGGTGCTCGACTCGTTGGGCGCGGATGCCTCGGCCACGGCAGCGCCGATCGTGAAGATGGCGGTCTGCGCGTGCGCGGCGACGCTCGCCTCGGTGACGAGTGCGGTCTGCACGCCGGCCAGCGTGGCCTGGCTGTGCGCGGCGACTGCAGCCTCCGTGATCGAGGGGCGCAGCACGGCGTTGGCGGCCGGCGCGTCGGCGATCGATGCAGCCTCCGTCGCGGCAGCGCCAAGCACGGCGATGGCAGTTGGGCCGGTCGCAACCGATCCACCGAGTGCCACCGATCCCACCGGTGCGCCGCCCAGCGCGTCGTACGCCGCGGGCCGCCCATCGATGGCCTGGATCACCTCGAGGACGTCGCGGTCCACGACGTTGGCGCCGGTCGCGCTCTCGCCCGTGGCGGCAGCCTCGGACGCCGCAGCCAGCAGTGCGGCCTGTGCGGCGCTGTCCTCGTCGGCGCTCACCGCTTCGGAGGCCAGGCCCAGGAACGTCACCAGCTTGGTCGACGCTTCGGCAGGTGCCGCAGCCTCGCTCAGCGTCGCGACACGTGCGGAGATGCCGGCAGCAGCATCAGCCGGCGCCGCGGACTCGCTCAGGGCTGCCAGGCGCGTGGCGATGTTCGAGCTGCTCTCGGCCGTGGCCGCCAGCTCGGTGACCAGGCCGACGTCGACGGCGACGCCCACCTGTGCGTGGTTGGCAGCTGCAGGCTCGGCGATCGTTGCGGGCTGCGTGCGGCGCGCGTCCGGGCTGTCCGCGGGATCGGTGTCCTCGGTCACCGTCGCAACCAGATCGGCGATGCTGGTCTGCGCGTGGTTGGTCGAGGCGGCCTCGGTGATCGCCGTCAGCTGCGTGGCGACCTTGGTCGAGCTCTCGGCAGTCGCAAGCGACTCGGATGCAGCACCGGCCTGCGTGCGCTGGGCCGCCGGGCTGTCGTTGGGCGTGGCCGTCTCGCTGATCGCGTTGGGCAGCGTGCGCGTGGCGTTCGGCGCGTCGACAGCTGCAGCGGCCTCGCTGACCTGGCCGACCAGCTGCGCCGTGGTGAGCTGCGCATGGTTCGCGGCAGCGGCCTCGGTGATGACCGAGCCGAGATCCGTGGTCGCAGATGCGCCGCCGCGCCCGCCGCCAGCAACCACCAGGCCGCCCAGCGTGTTGCCGCCGATGGTGTCGAAGGCCGGCGGATCCGCGTCGCGCACGCTGGCCACCTCGAGCTGGCTCGTGATCGCGGTGAGCGCGCCGGCCTGGCTGTGGTTGGCAGCTGCAGCCTCCGCCTGGGAGACGAAGCCGACCCAGATGGTGGTGGACGCCTCACCGGTGGCGGCACCCTCGGTGATGGACGGCCGCAGCACGGCGCTCGTGGCGCTCGTGTCAGCCGTGGTGGCCAGCTCGGAAGCGGCAGCCGGCGTGGCCAGCGCGCGGTTCGAGCTGTCGTTCGGTGCCGCGGACTCGGCGATGGCGGACGCGGTGACGTAGGTGCCAGCCTGGACGTCCAGCGGCGTGGCAGCCTCGCTCTGCGCGACCAGCTTGGTGGCGATGCCAGCGACCGACTCGAGCGGTGCGGCAGCCTCGGTGATGGTGGCCGGCGTCGTGAAGACCCGGCTGGAGCTCTCGTCCGTTGCGGCCGGCTCGGTGATGGCTGCAGGCGCTTGCAGCGCTGCGACCTGGGCATGAGCGGCGCTCGCCGCCTCGGTGATGACGCCGCCCAGCAGCACGATGGCGTTCGTGCCGCGAACGGGCCCGACCATGGGCACAGCACCGTACGGCGCGCCACCGACGGTGAACAGGCCACGGGGCTGGCCATCCTGCGCCTGTGCGACCTCGAGAATGGCGGCCGCGTGCACCACCACCGCCGAGCAGCTGTCGGAGATGGAGAGGCTTTCGGTGGCATCCGCCAGCCAGGCATTCGGCGCAGTGGCGTTGATCGCCACCCGCGCGTAGCCGGCGCCGGACCCTGCGAAGGTCGAGCCGTTCATGCGCTACATGCGAAAAGGGCCAGGCCGGGAATGAACCGACCTGGCCCTGGATCGCTGGGTCAGCGTCAGGCGCTGGCTTCGCTGTCGGCCGCAGCGGGCTCTTCGCCCTCGACGAAGATGGTCTGCGGCGTGGGCTCGTGCTCGACGGCCTCGGGCAGCTCCACCGGGTTCGGGTCGGTCTCGAGCTGGTCGGGATCGAACACGGCCTCCTTGTAGCCGCCGCCGGACGGGCAGACGTAGCCCAGGACGACTTGCAGGTCGCCCTCTTCGCTCAGGCGGTGACCGACGATGCGGCCGCACAGGTCGGGGACCACGAACTTGGCGGCGTCGCCCTTCTTGAACTTCTTGGCCATGGTGCTGGCTTCCTTCTCTTGTGGTTGTGGATCAGGCCTGGGCCGTGTAGGTGACGTTCAGCGTGTCGCCGTTGGCCACCGCCTTGTTGCCGCCCGTGAACGCGCCGGCGCTATACAGGATGCCGGTCGTGCCGCCCTTGGTGTTCTGGGTGGTCAGGAAGCAGCCCGCGATCGTCGCCGTGGCGTTGATCGAGAACGACGTGGCCGTGGAGGCCTTGCTGCCCGTGCCGGCCGAGCCCGCGCCGCCGCCGGATGCGGTGGCCGTGTTCCAGCCAGGCGCAACGCGGTTGGCGTTCGAGTACGCAACCGACTCGGTCCAGCCAGCGTGCGCGGCCATCGTGTCGGTGGCGCCGTTGAACGTCGGAGCGGAGCCGCCATCGACCAGGCCCATCGCCCAGGATTGCGTGTAGCCGGAGCCCTGGAACAGGGTGTCCAGCAGGTACTTCTTGCCGTCGTTGGTGACGAGGTTCTGGATCTCGTCTTCCCACTTCAGGAGACCGTCCTCGCCGAAGCACTGGACCTTGTAGACGCCCTCGGGCGCCACGCCTTCGGTGAAGTCGACGAACTTGGCCAGGCCACCGACTGCGTCGGCACCCGCCATCACTTTTTCTGCATGCATGCTTCTCTTCCTCTTGGGGGTTACGCGAACTGCGCTCGCACGGTGAACTTCAGCAAGTCGTAGACGGTCTGCTTGTCGCCGTCGCTGAAGGTGATCTCGACCTCGCCCTCGTACGCGCCGGGTTCGACGTTGAGGGTGGTGCCGGGAAACTTGAACTGGATGACGCCGTCGGCGCCTCCGTTGGTCTTGGTGCACGCCAGCGTGGCCAGCGTCGCGGCCGCTCCGGCCTTGCGGAAGTACACGACGATGGCCGTGGCCGCGGAGACGTCCAGGACGCTGCCGTCGGCGTTCGTGAGCGTGAGCTTCACGTTCGGGCGGTTGTCGCCCTGTACCAGCTTGATCTGCGTGCTCATTTCTTCATTTGTTTCTGCGTCAACAAAATGTTGTCAGTACCCTGCGCGGGACGGCGGCTCGTTCGCACTCGATGGCAGGTCGCTGTCGCTGCGCGGCGTGACCGTGTCAGCGAAGGTGAGTGCCAGCGCGTCGGCCAGGTCGGGAGAGCGGATCTGCCGCTTCTCCATGTCTTCCTTGGACTCGAGCAGCTTCTTGCGGTCGCTGCGCGCCTTGGGCTGGGGCGCGCTCAGGTCGGCCACCAGGGAGAGATCGTTGGGTAGGCGGCACGGCACATCCTCGAGCCATTCCTTCATCCGCCACCACATCTCGGCGCGCTTGTTGACGTAGACCTCCCGGTCCGTCGCGCCGCTGCCGAACATGACGCCATGCACCGGCACGTGCAGCTCCTTGAGCCGGTCCACGACGCCGCTGCCGATCCCGCCCTTGTCGACGAAGATCGCGTCCGGCTTGTACTTCTCGTTGTACTCGGAAAGCAAGCCCGCGATCTGCATCGTGTTGTAGTCGCGGTAGTGCTCCGTGCGGAACACCGTGCGCCCCTGACGGAACACGATGGCAGTGCGGTCGCGGTTCGCACTCGGGTCCTCGCCGTCACTGGCTGGATCGCAGCCGATGATCAGAGGACCGTCGCGACGCCGGAACTCGTTGTTCACGGCGCGCATCACCAGGTTCGGCGCGATCAGCGGCTTGCCTGTGGGAACGCGGAAGGCCAGGGCCGGCGTCGCCGGATACTCCTGGTCGAACAACCATTCGAAGCCTTCACCGTACTCGGTGATCTTGTTGGCCCTCCACTGCATCTGCCGCAGCGAGAGCCCATAGACCGATTGATAGAGTCGATCGTCGTCCGAAAGTTAGAAATCGGGCTTGACGTTGGCCTG